TCTCCTTTTGCTAATTGATTTGCTCTTTGTTTTCCAACAGGAGTTCCACAACTACCCCAACCATTCTTATTTGCATACTCTAATGCTCTTTTAGCATTATTCTTTACACCATCTGGATAGTCCGAATAACTTTCCATTTCAATTCTCTTTCCTACTTTATATCTACTATCTTTTTTAACTAATGCTTTTATCATTGAAAGAAACATAGTAGCTTCATCTTCGGTTAAATCTTCAATGTCTTTATCCAACATATCTTCCGAAGATGCTTTAATCAATTTATTACTGAAAATACCTTCGATTGAGAATCCTTTGACTTTACCAGTCTTTACATAATCATTCCAAATATTATCATCTGTAATTTTAAAAATACCCATCCAAGTTCCTTCAGGTACATTTAAACCAAAATTATTACTTTTGTCTAATTTACCTGTCTTAACCCATGATTCCACCAAATCGACTCCTTTGATGGTTTTATCATGTTCTAATGTTGCTTTATCAGTATATTTTTTTCTTAAATAATTCTGTGCAATTTTAGCCACAGTATCTTTTGTAAAGAATACATGATAGGGTTGTCCTTCACCATCAATCCTTAATATATTTTTATCAGGTATTAAGATTGGCCCTATAAGCATTTTCTTTTCAGTATCAACTGCTGCGAATTGAGTTTTCTCCTTATCAAAATAAATAAAGTCAGATTCAATTGCTGGCGATTCCACTAATGATATCGCAAACACTTCATCTTCGTTATCTTCTATTTGTAATTCGTATAGTTTCATAATGTAATAACATTAAAGTATTTAAAAATTGTTATCCCCCACTAAATGTTGCTGCTCTACTTGTTCTGCGGTCTAATGCCTGTTGAGAACTAACATCACCACTTACAACATATGCTTTAATAGGAGCAGATGCTCTACCTAATGTTTCTGCTAATTGAGTATTTGGATTTTGTCCACCTGTTGTTTGTATTTCAGGTGCTGCTGCTCCTGCAACTCTCGGTGCTGGTATGTTAGGTGCACTACCAACTGAACCTCCACTACCTCCTCCACCAGTTACACCGGCTTGTGATGCTGCTTGATTTATTTGTGAAATTGATTTAACTGCTGATGCAATTGTTGATGCAATACTTAAACCTGCTGATATAGTATTAATTGTAACCCATGGTTGTCCAAAGGTTACGGGTGATGCTGCAACTGCTTTTGCATTTGCTATACCTGTGTTTGCAATAATTTGTCCGATAGATGCAGCTTGTGATATTACAATACCTGCAATTGCTAATGCTTTATTCTTTCCTGCAACTTGACTTAATACATTACCGAATTGTTCAAATAATCCCAAGTAAGCCATATTAATATCATGCTTCGCTTGTGCTGCAGCTTTCTCAGTTGCAATCTCTTGGTCACTTACATTCTTTCTAGCATCTGCATATTTCTTTCTGATTTCTGTTTTTTGAAATTCAGTTAATTCAGTATCAGCTAAATCATTTATTTCTTGTTCTTTTAATAACTCTCTCTTTTCAGCTAATCTTTCTAAATCTTGTTGGAAGTCTCCATCTATTCTTGCATTCTCTGCATCTAATGCTTCTATTTGAGATTGTAATCTAACTGCAAGTATACCTCTCTCTTCTTCTGCAAGGTCTTTTTTCTTTTGTGTTTTAAACTTCTCTAAATCAATTTCAGCTTTAACTAAATCGTCATTATCTACTGCGTATTGTTTACGAATATCGTATAAAGCTTTTTGATACTGACCCTCAGTAATTTCACCTTTGGCAACTCTTAAATCTAATGCCAAAGTTTCTGCAGCTAACTTATCTTGTAATACTTTATCTGCGTTCTCTTTATCTTCTTTTGCGTATTTATCTGTAATTTCAGTATTTGCTTTTTGTCTAGCTTGCTCAATTATTTTTGTATCTTCTCCGTATTTAACTGCTTGAGCCTTTAACGCATCATACTTTATTCTTACTTCTTCTAATTCCTTATCTTTTGCACCTAATGTAGAAAGTCTAGCTTCTTCTAAACCTTTTTTAAGTTCTTCAATTTCTCTCTTTCTTTCTGCAATTCTTGCATCACTTCCAGCTTTTGCTTTACCTGATAATTGTTTATTCTTATCTTGTTCAATTTTAAGTTCTTCGGCTTTATTATTTAATCCTACTTCTTGTGCAGTTGCATATGCATCTTTTGTTGCTTGTTGTCTTTTATTTAAATTTTCAGTTAATTTCTTTAATCCTTCTGCATCTGCTTTACCTAAATTATCATTATATAATTTAACAGCATCTTGCTCATCTTTATAGGCCTGTTCGTATGTTTCTTTGGCTTGTCTGAATTGTGTTTCTCTAATCTTTTGAGCAGATGCACCATTTGCTTTTAATTGAGCCAATTCAACTCGGTTTCTTCTATTTGCAGCTGCCTGATTTAAGTCTAATAATTGGTTTTGAGTTTCTAATGCTCTATTAAGTGAATTCGTTGCAGCTTCAGCTTCTTTCGTACCGGTTGCCATTTCATATAATGCAGATACCGCAAGACCTATTACAACTACTAATGCACCAATACCTGTTGCAATTAATGCAGCAGATAATGCTTTTGCACCTGCTGCAGCAGCAGCTTGTGATGCACCTAATGCAACAAATGATTTAGATAATGCAGTATTTACAACTGTGTATACTTTTGTAATACCTGTTAAATCAAAGAATCCCTTTGCAATGTCAGTTATATCTTTACCTAACTCTACAAATGATGCCTGAATATTTGTTAATTTAAGTGCAGAGAATTGTTTTAATGTAGTTAAAGTTCCACCAAGTTGTCCACCTATTTGTCCAATAGGTCCTGGTAATGCACCTAATACATCAACAAAATTACCAGCTCCTGCTCTTGCAGCAACTAATGAATCTTGCACATCATCTATTTGTTGTTGTAAACGAATAAACTCTTCCGAACCTGCGGCAGTTTCTCTCAATTGCTTTTTAAGTGCTTTAAGTTGGGCAATAGATGGTTCTACATCTGTCTCTACATCAACTTTGACTTTTATCGTTTTGTCTGCCATGCGTGTCGTTTTATTTTATACCAAACATCTTTCCATGTATTAGGTAATTGATATTTACCTTTAGCTATTTCAATTCTTTCAGTACCATTTTTGTATTCGTCTAGCTTTAAAAGCTCTAATATATTATCTAACATATCTTAATAACAATTTAATTATTTTCTATTATTGAATGATTATACATTTCTACCCAATGTTGTTACGAATGTTGTCACAGAAGTATTTAAATCTGCAACTTGAGTTGAATTAAGTCCTGCACCAATTGTAAATAAACCATATTGTCTATCACTAAAACTGCCAGGGCCTGCACTTGTTCTCTCTGCTAATAATCCAATAGGTAAACTATCTAATGATAACGTTTTAGAAGCACTTATTAAAGAACTACCATTTAACCAAATACTACCTGTGTTTAATAAATTATTAGTTAAAAAATATCCAATTTTAGTAGTATCTGTTACTTCAATTCTACCAGTAGAAAGTGTGTTTAAAGATGCATATCTTGTATTACCATCTCTACCTAAATTGTCCAATGCAAAGAAAGTAAATGGAGGGAATGATGTAACACCCATATCAGATGCTGCAGTTAAACTACCTGAATTTATAGTATATGCCGATAAGTGCATACTTCCAGTTAATGTAAGCACTGGGTTTGGAGATAGATTTGTATTACCCCAACCTGTTGTACCATTACCTTGAACATAATTTGTATTAAATGTAACACTACCTGTCCAACCTATTTGATAAGACCCAGTATCTATTAAGTTATAACTTGTAGATGAAGAAGTGCCTCCAACTAATGGATATACTGCTTTCATTTTTTCCCATAAGTTATAAGATTTTAAATCTAATACTAATTCATTTACTGCATTTGCATTAGAACCTGAGATACCAGTAGCCGCAATAAATTTAGCTGCATCAGGGTCAGTTGCTGGAATATTATAAATTATACTACTTGTAATTGTATAATTTTCACTACTACCAACTAAAAACGATGCACTTATTGTTGTATTTGTACTTCCTGTTACTGCAAGTGTAGTTGCACCATTTACATTGATACTCATTGTTACACCATTTCCTGGATAACTTACAGGTGCTAATGATGCGGTAATAGTATTAAATGGTTTTATTAAAGAACTACCACTACCATTTGCAGTTAACGTTGCAATCGTAGTTCCATTATCATAAATTTTAAATTCACCATCTTGTCCATCTTCTGTATAAGACCAACTAACTGATGAAGATTGTGGTACTGCTGGAATTGTATCAAATACATCAGGAATAACTGGCCCTAATAATTGTAAATTACATGTACCATCTTTAAGTGAGTAATCATTTATTGCTCTTAAATGCCAATAGTTTCCTCTGAAATTTACTATGTCATTCAATTCCATTTTAAAATAATCAGCAAGAGGTATAATTGCAGAACAATTTAATATTCTTGTTTTTGGATTATAAAGAAATTCAATATACTTTTCCCAATATTTTGTATAAAGTGAATTATCTGGTATCTCACCATAAGATGCAGCTTCATTATTAAAAAGTAATGAATCACTATCTGTTGTAGGAAAATTACCACTTACTACATTATAATTGTCAAAATAAGGGAATGCATTTTGTTGAAATGTTACACCACCAAAAGCTGCTGAACCACTTTCAATCCAATAAGTTTGACAATCAAGTAAACCATTATAAAATAATAAACGAGGTAATACTCTTGCAGGTGTGTAATCTGCATTGTTTATGTAAGTTGGTATGTATATTGGTATAATTTGACTCATAATAATTTATTTTAACAGAAGAATCCACTTCCGTATCCTATTGTTCCGTTTATTCTATTAATTTCAATTATTTCTGCACCACTATATGTTTCAACAAAATAATAAAATCCAGTAACAGGAGATGAAGAATATCTATCATAATATAAAATCTCACCTTGTGCTAATGTTCCTGAAACAGTATATACATCATATGTAATTGGTGAAGTACATGCATAAGTAGGACTAGATGATGGTGTAAGTGTTACTTGACCTGCATAAAACGTAGTAGGTGTAGGATTGATACCGCCAATACTACCTGATAAACCAGTACCTGCAATTCTAACCAATGGGTCAGATGCAAATGTAGTTTTAACTTCAAATGTACCTTGTGAATAAAAGTTTGTTGTATCTGTATAATAAATCTTTCCGTATTCTCTATTAGCTCCTTTTGCAAATTGTTGTGAGATATAATCTTGGTCTAATGTATCTCCAAAGTTTAATTTATTTACAGCAAAGTTATTTGCAGGTATTACTTCTATCTTATCATCTAAATTAATATATTTATTGAAATCTTTTCTTTCTCCTTTATTATACCAATTGTTAAATGTTTCAACAATAAATTCATTTGGTTTAGTATTGTTTGGATAAATTACTAAATTAAACTTCTTTTGCATTCCTGAAATGAAATCTACCAATTTGATACCAGATGTACCAAATGGCATATTAGAAGGAATGTCCATCACTCTACCATCAGCAGCCTGATTAACTTCTTTAATTTCTATAAAAGATTTAGTTGTTCCAGATGGGTCTAATGTCACAAGTGGTAAAGGTGGAGTTGCTGAATCAGGTGATTGTCTTATTTGAAAATAATAATTACCAGCAGGTATACTATTGAATTTAAACTGACTTCCTAACTCATATGTTGTATTAATACCACCTGTTCTACTTTGTTGTAGTTGGTCAAAAAAATTGATATATGATGATACTGCTTGTGTTGAATAGGGTGTTGAACTACCTGTTTCTAACATTCTGATTTGCCATGTTCCATTTGCAGAAAGTGTACCTGGCATATTATTTACAGAGCAACTTACATTGATATTTATATTTAATACACCTTTCAAGTTAGTTGTTTTCTCAACTCTATATGCACCATTACTATAAAAGTTCTGCGGGTCAGATAATTCATTATACCAAGGTAGTGTATTCCAATTACCAGATGTAAGCGTTATGTCTGTCATGCCACTTCCTGATATTGCACCTACTTTTATTTTACCATATGTTTCTAAATCAACACCTGCATATTCTGGATATTTTAATGAATTATTACAAATCATATAAACATCATCTAAAAATGCAGAGTTCATAAACGAAGATGAATATGTATATCCTGCATATTCAAATATTGCATCCCATACAGGTTTAACTCTAATTGCAGGTTTGAAGTTTTGAACTGTCAATGCACCATCCTGGTCATCGATACCAAATAAATTTAATGAACCTTGTGTAAACTCATATCCACTACCATAATCTGCTAGGGGATAAACAATATCACCATTAAAAAGATTACCTTGCCAACTTGCTGAAATATTATCAAGTGAAGATGTGTGGTTATATTGTGAAAGTGTATTTAAATCAGTTAAGTATGCTCTATTGATATCTCTACCAAAACTGGATAATGCACCATAGATAGTTACTTCGTATGAGTCAATAAACTTATTTGCAATTACATTTACTTTATTAAGTTGTAAATATCCATTTGATAAATAAAATCCACCAAAGTCAAAATAGCAAGGAACTTTAATATTCGTTGCAAAAAGAAATGGTGAGTCAATACTGATATCATATACATGTTCAAAAAATGCATTATTTACTTTTGTTCCTGGTAAAGTAATTTGACGACTAAAATCAGCCGGCAAAACACCAATGTCAAATATACCTGTTACGTTATTAGATAATTTAATATCCTCATCTTTAAATAGGTCTAATTGTTGTGATGGTGTTCCTGCTAATAATCTAAACTGAAAACCTTGTGTGCTTATTACTCCCATTAGATAATTAATTTATAAGCTTGACCGAAATCGAAATCAAATTGATATTGAATCAAATGGTCATTAACGCCTGTTTTAAATACTATATTTTGAGTTGTAATTGTGATTGGTCTTACTTTATTGTTTGGTTCGTCATAAACCCAATATGCTTCATCAGTTACTAATAATTCTTTTAATACATCATTATAACTTTCAGGAATCCAAAATGAGTTTACTGAAATAGATTGTTTAGAATCAACGATATAATTTAATATACCACTATCATAATCGTTGTAAGAAAGCGTTGAACTTTCCCATGAACCCAGTTGAGGTTGATAAGTTCTCTTTTCAGTTTCAAATGATTGTCTATTAACCATGTAGAAATTGAAATAATCGAACTGGCCATACCTATTTTTCCACTTTATTCTTATGTTAGGGTATTTCTGTATACAATCAATTGTGTACGTTATTGGACTTCCTAACGGTGTAGAATCGTTATACGCTTGAGTTGTGAAATATGTAAAACTTCCAGATAAAGGAAATCCTGCAGCAGATGGGCCAATTGGATATTGTGCTGTTTGTGCAGATGATGATGTATTACCACTAATAGTTAAATTAGCAGTTCCTAAATCAGAAGTATAAACTATTTTATTTGGTTGCAAAGTTCCACCAGCAGTTCCAACATACACACTTGCACTTCCGTAATTATCTATGAATGCAGATTGTGTCACAGGCCCATCAGTCATTAAAGGCCAGAAAGCAGATGCTGATGTAATGTTTTGTCCTATTGGTTCTTGGAATATACCATAACCATCTAATGCTTTATATGTTTGAGAACGAACATGAGAGCCTGTTACAAATGTACTACCATTATAATATTGTGTATAAAATTCAACTGCATAGTATTGTACGTTAGAAGTATTTGCTATTGCTAAATCAGTAAGAGTTGAATTGATAATTCTATTTAAGTCAAAAATACCAACACCCGAATTATTAGGATATTTGTTGATAATATATTCAGCCGTTGAGCCAGAAGCATTTAATCCACCTTGCCAATAATATAGATTACCTATATATTGAAATGAAGATGAAGTTAATAGATTAGCATCAGATTCAGCAACCGTAAATATAATCGGTGATTGTGCTAAACTTACTAACGCTGGAGTTTGAGTTATTGATAGAGACATTTATAAATCGTTTATATAATAACCTAAATTATTTTAAAAGTATTTGATACTACTATAAATCATCAACTGCCTTACTGATTTGTTCAACAACCATTTTACCAATTTCATCCATATAATCGTTAATCATAGAGTCTACTATTGGAGAATAGATTGCTTGTTCAGCAAAATTAATTGAGTCAGTATTTCCTGTACCTTGATTTTCAACTGTATTAGATACCGTCGGGTCATTCCACCATTGTCCATACTCTGCTCCAGGAGGTGCATAGTTAATTTCAAAAGAGAATGATTTAGTTTTATCATTCACCTTTAAAATCTTATCAGGAGTATTTGCTTTTGCTAAAGCACGTTTAAGATTACCAGGTCGTCTACGTTTAGTACCTTTTAAACTTTGTGGTGCTTTAGCAACTGTTAATCCTCCAATCTGTTTTGCTATGTCTCTTAAAGTAGGCATTTTATCTTACTTGTGTGACCGTTAGGATTATTGATGGTATTGAAGGTATGTTACCCGTTGCATTTTCTGCTAATAGTATAGCATCTCCATTTGTATTTTGCCATGCTAATTCAAAGTAATCACTTGCAACTGCATCAACAACATAATTCCATGCTGCAATCAATTCTTCATTATTTGCTAATACAACATGTCCTGCTGATGCACTTACATTAGTTCCGTTTTTCTTTAACCAAATGTATACATCATCTGCTCCTGTATCTGCTAGTATTTGTGCTGAGAATTGTATGTTATATGTTCCACTATTTGCTAATGTAATTCTGCTATTAGATGCAATTGATACACCTTGTGATATATCAGTTTGTTCAAAATTCATTGATTGAGATACGTTTGCACTACCTGATTGATTTATATTACTTTGGAATGCACCTACATTGAATTGTCTGTTACCATTTGCAAAGAATGTGCTACCTGATTGAACAGTTAAACTACCTGATACATTTACAGTTCCTTCAAAGTATGAGTTAGACCCACTATCTATTAAGAAGCCTGTTTTTCTTGTGTCAGCAGAACTTGATACACCTGTTCCTACTGCAAATACAATATCAGAAGTTTTATTTCTAATTCCGTCATCTGCATTATTTCTACCAACGAATACAGAACCGAATGAACGAGCATCGTTTGTATTGGAACTAGCACTTACAATCAATCTTTGTCCTAATAGACCAGTAGCAACTGTTGCGGTATAATTATTGGAACCACTTACTCTAGCATTACTTGCATTTGAAAATAATGTATTACCATTTCCAAATACAAAGTTTTGATTGAATGACATACCAAAATTCAAACTACTTGTTAATTGACTACCTGTCATTAAGAATGTGTTGTTTGCTCCAGCTATTGTATTTGCATTTGCAGTTGGAAGACCTAATCCTACACTTGATGATGAAAATTGATTTGTTAATATAAATCCAGTATCATTGATTGTATTACCAGTAAATGTTAAAGCAGATGAACTTAAATTTAATGTTACAGTACCATTTATATTATTGTTTGTCAATGTTGTAGTAGACCCCGTTAATGCACTTTGATTTGCTATAATGGTAACTGTTCCTTGAATACCATTATTTATCATATTTAATCCAGCAGTTAATTTCTCTGCATTTAATGCTGCACTACTTCCTATGTTTATAGTTCCTAATACACTATTGCCATTTATATTCCATGCAGAAGAACTTACCGGCCCTCTCATAGTTAATGTAGTTCCAGCAGCACCAAAGTAGTTATTATTCATTGTTGGACTAAATGCCATTGATGAACTTATTAGTGGGATGTTACTACCGTTTAATGCTATATTTCCTAAACCTAAATATCTTTTGAAACCTGTAACTGGTGCTGCTGGGTTAAAGAATATGTTTCCACTACCTGATATTATTGTATCTGCAGTATTGGTATTTGTTTTGAATATTAAGTTAATGTTTGTTGCTGCAGAGGAGCTTAAATGTACTAATGCTGCGTATGTTGGAGTAAAAGTACTTGCACCTAATACTAAACTACCTGACCTTCCTAATAAATAAACCTCACCTACTCCTGTTCCTGGAATACTATTTATCGTTTGAACACCAACAAAGTTATTCGAACCTGTTGTTGCAAAACTACCTGTGTTAATTGATGCTCCACTACCTGTTGCAACTGTTAAACTAAATGTAGTTGCATCACCTTTTGTGAATGTCAATACATTACCACTAACACTACCAGTTCTCATTAAACTACCTGTGTCCGTGCTTCCTCCACCAGGTATTGTTATTGATGCAGTACCTGCACTTAACGTTGCGGTTACACCTGCACCATTAAAATTAAATGAGGTTGCGTTTCCTAATATACTTCCTTCGTCTTGTACTGATATTGTTCCACCACTACTTGTGATTGCATTTATTCTGCTATCAACTGATGCTGAATAGTCAACAAAGTTTGTTACCGATGATGATAATAAACCAGAAGGTAATGCACCTGCTCCTGTGAATGAAGATGTTGGTATTAATGTAGTTTTATTACTAGCATTTCCAACCCATACATATCCTTGTTGTAAAGATGCAGTAAATGTTTGATTTACATTTAAGTTTGAATCAACATACATTCTACCAAAGAAAGCATTACCCCATACACCACCTTGATTTTCAATTAACCATAATTGTTGTTGTGATACTCCACTACCAGTAATTCTAAAATCAAAGTTTTGTCCATTTTCAGAACTACCTAATCTTAATTTTGTTGGAGTACCATTTGAATAATAAAATCCAGCCGATGCAGTTATTATTTGGTCAGCTACGAATATATTACTACCGGTTGTTGCAAAACTACCTGTGTTGATTGTTGCAGCACTACCTGTATCAACTGTAATATTAAATGTTGTTGCATCTCCTTTGGTAAATGTAATTGTATTTAAATTCACACTTGCAGTTACTAATGAACTTGCAGTAATTGCAGATGTTACATAACTTCCAGTTTGTCCACCTAATGTATTCCATTTAGCATCATTAGATTGAGTATATTCATTTAATGAAGTTAATGGAACCGATGAAGTTAAATATGAGCCAGTTGCAGCTATTAAATTATCTATTTGTAATTGTTGACCAGCATCTACCAATGCAACACTTGCTGAATTAGCATATGATGCAGTTGCGTTAATTAAAGAATTTACTTTACTATCGTTAGATTCAGTATAAGCATTAAATGATGCAGTAGTTACCAATCCACTAATATCAACCGATGAAGTTAATACAGGTGTTCCATTAACTGTCAAACTACCTTGTACCTTAACACTACCTGAAAGAGTTTGTATGTCTGTCAACTCATCTCCGAATATATTTGAACCACTAGAATAAATTACACTACTGGTTTCAAAAGTTGTTTGAACATATGTAAACGATGCAGATACTGCTGTAATGTTTGTGAATGTTTGATTTGCAGTAAAGTTATTATCTACATTAGTTCTTGCAAAAGAAGCGGTTTCACTTTCAGTAATCCAACTACCACTTACACTTTCAATTGATGTTAATCTTTGATTTGCAGATGATGTAAATGTATTATATCCAGTATTGATATCTAATTGAGATGCAGTAAATTCATTCAATGATGTTAATGGAACTGATGATGTTAAATAAGAACCACTAGCTGCAATTAAAGAATTAATTTGTGATTGCTGTGCTGCATCTACCACTGCAACCGATGCACTATTTGCGTATGATGCAGTAGCAGCAGTTAAATTATTTATTGATGTTTCTGCACTTTGACTGAATGTGTTTAGATTACTTATAGAAATTGCCTGGCTTGCTGTGGTTGAGTTTATATTTGCAATTGATATATTGACACTAGCCGAAGTAGATTCTAAGTTATTTAATCTATTATTTGCTGATGAAGTAAATTGATTTAATGATGAAGTTACACTTTCTAATGTAGTATTCTTAGTATTTTGAGATGCAGTAAATTCGTTTAATGAAGTTAATGGAATTGAACTTGTCAAATATGAACCACTTGCTGCAATTAACGAATTAATTTGTGATTGTTGTGCTGCATCTACTGCTGCTACTGAACTACTAATTGCGTAAGATGCAGTTGCGTTAATTAATGAATTTACCTTACTATCATTACTTTGTGTATAAGCATTGAATGAAGCAGTCGTAACTAATGATGATGTATTAACATTAGATACCAAAGATGAAGTTGGGAATGAATATGTTTTACCATTTGCACCACCTATTAACAAATATCCTTCTTGTAAACTTGCAGTTAAACTACCTGAAAGATATAAGTTTCCACCTGTGTTTACCGATACTCCAATTGAATTACCTAAACCATCTTGCAAACCAATTAAAGTTGCAGATGCCGTATTGTTAGTCTCTAAGTGTATTAGTGATTGATACGATTGTGAGATATAAAGATTACTTAAACTACCCATTATTTTTATTTTATATTTTTATACTGTCGACCATGTTCTAAATTCTGCATCAGCTCCACTCCATGCTGCCGGAGTTGTAGACCAAACTTTAGGATTAATCCATAAATTACACAATGCGCAAGTTTGAATTATTCCTGGTTGAAGTATTGGAAGATTTACAAAATCCCAATCATCAGCAGCAATTGGTTCTACTATTGTATAACACACTAAGTTAGCATATGTATTTGATAGACCTGGTGATTTCAATGTAGAAAATACTCCACCAATAGTAGATGAATATTGTCCTGGGTCTAATATTGCTTTGTATCTTTGTCCAGTTAAACAATCTTCAATTATAAATCCTTGCTCACCTTCAACGGGTATTAAAAAAAAAAGACAACGATTTTTGTCATTGTGAGTTGTAAGAGTAAACTCCGCAGTCCAACCCGCCAGACCATTGTCAAATCTATCCGCAAAAGGGGTGCATATAATGTCCTCATTGATTTCAAAATTCTGGACACCTCTTTGTGTGTAAGAAGTTAAATCGTTCAGGATTGCAAGTGTATTTGCGAATATGTCTACTTTATCATTGACTTGATAATAAGGAATAGTTTGTTCGTTGTTTGTAGGGTCTGATTCGTTATTTTTATTCTTAACTTTATCAGCAACCATTAACTGACATCTGAAATTAGTAACAGATGTACCAAAGTCAGATTCTAATATTTGTAAATTACCAATTGGATATTCAGTAAATTCTTTATCATCAAATTCTGCAATGTCTCCCAATGTTACCGCTTGAATAGAAGGGTGATTAGACATTATTGTTCTAAAATAATTAACTACATTATAATAAAGTGTGTAGTTAGTGCCTGTGTTAGATATTATTGGTGTTGCCATATTAATTTGGATATAATTCAAATAGACAACGATTCTTGTCGTTGTGTGTTGTTAAAGTAAATGTTACTACCCATCCTGCTAATCCGTTATCAAATCTTTCTTCAAATTGTTTACAATTAATTGCACCATTGATATCAAAGTTAGTAACTCCTCTTTGAATAAAAGAAGTTATGTCATTTACGATTGCAAGTGTGTTTGACCAAATATCCATCAAATCATCTACTCCATAATAAGGAATAGTTTGCTGATTAGTTCTAACATCACTTTCATTATTATTATCCTTAATCTTATCAGCAACTATTATTTGTATTTCATAATTAGTTATACTATTTGCAAATCTAGTTGATGGTATTATAACATTAGCAACAGGGTATGCAGGAAACTCTCTCTTATCAAGCTCATCAATCTCTTCGGTTGATACTGAGTTAATAGATGGATGTTGTGCCATATACTCTGCAAAGAAATTAATCAAATTGTAATAATTTGTATAATTTACATTTGTATTTGTTACTAATACACTCATTGTTATTATAGTTGTATACCACCGAAGTACATATTACTTTGGTCAGGATATATTTGAGTTTGATTACCGATTGATTGTAAGTATTGAGGTATGTTATTACTATATGCAATTAAATAGTTTTGTAATCTTAATGCATAATAATCAGCATTTTGTTGTGCCTGTGCTTTTAGATAATCTATTTCTGATTTAGAAGGTGCAGTACCTTGTTCACTTTGTTGTTTAATTGCTCCATTAGATTTAAATTGAACAGAACTAAATGGAATATATTCAACACATGCATACCATATCAATGCATTCTTTACATAATCATCCAATAGGTCTTGATAATATATTGATAAGTTGTCAACATTATTTGCAATGATTTGTGCCTGTAAATAATCAAATAAGATTGTACCTAAAAGATTCTTTAAGTATTTATCTTGTGCAGTTCTTACAAATGGTAATAGAGCATCAGCATCTATCGCACCCTGTAATGGTGTGTTTTTAATTATATCGTTTCTATTAATAAAAAGTGCGTATGCCATAATTTATTTTTGTTTAAATGTTTCGTATTCTCTTTCAAAAAATGCACTACCAAAACTTACATTAGGTCTAGGTTCGGTTTCAAATTCACCATCTTGTGTTGTTTGGTCACCTGGGTTTTCTTGAGTTGCAGGATTTTCCATTGACTTATTTGTTTCATCTTCAACTTGCTCAATAGACTTACCTGTTTCTTCTGCGGTTTGTGATAAAAGAACTAACGGAGTTAATTGTTCAAAGTATAATTCCATTTCATCATATCCACCTTGTACTAATGCCACATCTAAACTATTTAATAATAAGTTTTGGAATGGACTAATAGTCATTGTTTGTAAGATACTAAATGCAGTTTTCATTTCTTCTGATTGAGAAGAGAAACCATTATTTTCAGTTCTGATACCAAACAATAACGGACTGGTTACTCTATGTGCTACAAGTATTCTATCTTGTGTGTATTTTGCCACATAGTCATACTTCTCATGCAAATTAGGTATGTCAATTACGTCAAGCGTTGGTTTAGTTGCAGGGTCATCGTTAAATGATAACATAAATCTACCTGCGTTATCCGTACCTGTAAATTTAGCTTGTACTAAATCTTCGATTGTTTCTCTTTCTTCAGGAGCAGGTACACCATTATTAAAGTTTAACATTACAGCAGGTAAGAAACCATTTGTAATATTATTTAAATGTAAGTTAGATATTTCACCTTCACTTACTGCGAATTGCATTGCTGCAACCCAATCAGGTAGAGAATAGTAATATAAACCTGGTGAGTAATTTTTAATGTAAAGTATTTCACACTTCTCATTAGACATACCAAATGCAGGTATTCTTTTTTTATTTTTAATCTTTCTATGGTCGTTCCAATCTGTACAATAGAAATAGTTTTGTATCTTTGGATGTGAGTCCAATTTCTCTGCTCTTAAATACTGAACAGGTACGTGATACATTTTAATTATCTTTGTATGAGAATCATCCCAATATACTTGATATGCACCATTGCCATACAACTTCAAATCAAATGCTACTCTCTTTGTTTCTTCCTGTGGAATTAACTTTTGTAATATTTCATTGAATGCTGGGTTTTTAGAGTATACACCCTTACCATATATTAAATCAGCAATACCTTCGATACATGCAGAGTTAGTTGTACTTACATTATAAGTCATAGTAACTGCATCAAAGAAATCATCGTGTCCATAAACACCGAATGGTATCCAATTATATCGTGTTTTAGTATCTTCCGTTATAAAAGGAAGCTGATTATTATTTACATTAACGATTGAGAATTTTTGTTGTTGTTTCATATTAAGTCAAAATTATGTATCTGTTTTCACTAGCGTGTGAAATTACTGGTGGTATTTGGTTTTCGTATACTGATTTGTCAATTGATTGAGATGCATATACTTGTATTGAACCTTGCCATATTGCATTGCCTGTTGCATTAGAAGTTATGTTGTTTGCTCCTTGATTATAAAGTGTTGCTCTATATTCAGCACCTTGATATGCACCACTAATACTTCCTGTAAATGCAACAAAGGATTCATATCCATTATAAGACATACTTGCCATTGACATGGTTAAGTTTTGTAGAGTATACATATCTTGTAAAGACATTGTAAACTCATTGGAGCCAGTAGGTTGTGTTCTAAATGTATACTCATTTGATTGAGATATGTAATATGCTAGCATTATCTATTGTTTATCTTGTCTGTATCTAATAATAACAAATAATTATCTAATAATAGTTAAAACAAAAAAACCCCACTCCGAAGAGTAGGGTTTAATATTTTTAATGTTAATACTGATTAAGCAGGTGTACCATAAACTACTGAGTAGTTTGCAGTTAAACCGCCTAATGCGTTAGATGTTGAACTTCCAGAAATGAATGCTGCTGGTAATTGTTCCATACCTGTGAACGTTACTGAATAACCATAAAGGTCACCCAATGCTGCTCCGGTTTGAATTGTACCTGCGGTTACATCCGCTCCTAATTTTTCACCAACTAACAATGCATCACCGTTATTTGTCCAAACGATTATTTGAGGACGACCATAAGCCATAAGCTTTAATTGAGTAGTCATCTCGTTTGTTAACTTCTTTAAGTTTAGAATTAATTCTTGTGAAAAGAATGTAGTTCCGTTATCTCTTGAAGTGGTAACAGTTTCAGTATATGCACTTGAACCTTTAAGTTGGTAGAAGTATAATACACTACCTGATGGTACTGCAGTTACTTCACCGCTTCCGTTTTTAGTGAAAGACCCAGTTGTATAGTTTACGAAGTATACTCCTTGTATACCACCGATACTTTCTTTACAAACTTCTTGTCTTCCTGCTGATAAATTACATGGCATAATACTTTGATTTAGTTTTGTTAGTTAATATTAGTAAGCTCCGTAGTAAACGATATCTTGTCCAACACCGAATTGTACACCAGAAGTAAATCTCATTACAATACGATAGTTTTGTGAACCATCAATGTTAGCCATGTCGATTACTTTTGTTTCGTTGTAGTCAGAAAGTAAACCTGTACCGAAGAACAAGTTAGATTTTTGAGCTGCTACGATTCTGTTTGTACCCATACCTGGACACATTACCATTTCAATACCATTGAAGTTCATTGGTTTTTCACCTACGTTCAATTGGTTGTTGAAACCATTAGCACCTAAACCACTTGCACCACCACCTGCTAATGCAGCTTGGTAATCTCTTGCTACGTCAGTTGATACATAAATCAATAAATCAGGCTTACCAAATACCGCTTTAGGGATAGTTAAGTAAACACCATTTAATTTAGAGATTACATTTGTAGAATCTACACTACCAGATAAGATGTCAGATGTACCACCAGTTGCTCTTGCAGGTAATACTGCTGTTGCTCCACCCGCTGCAATTGATGCAGAGAATAAAGTTTGGAATCCTGTGAAAGAACCATTAGTTGCAGTTCCAGCCCAAATGTTTTCCTCAGTTGCTTGTGCTACTGTTCCACCAACATAAGAGATTAAGAAGTCGTTAAAGTTCTTAGGGATTTCATCAAAAGCTGAGAAACCTAATTGTAAAGCCTCCCAAGATGCTACAAACTCTTGCTTACATAATAGTAAGTTAACTTGTAATTCTTTTGGAGTTAAGATTTGTTCAGTAATAGCTACGCTACCTGAAGTTGTAAAATCGCAAGAAGCATCTTGTACGATACCACTTACTGCTAATTTTTGGATTACAGATTTGTACTTCACGTTTGGCATGATAGTAACAAGCTTCTTGTCCAATGTGTTTGCACTTAACAACGCTGCTGCGATGTATCCTGCTGCTGCCTCACCTGCGTAGGTAGAGTTAGTAATAGTAGGAAGTGCGAATTTTTGTAATTTGTTCATTGTTTCCTTTTTTGGATTTTTAATAATTTTATTTATAAAGTTTTGATAAGAACGTAGATTGTGAATCTGTTGTTTTCTTACCATAGTTTTTTCTATTTGTTTCAGCTGCAAATCTTGTAGCTTCTTCTGTTGGAGCACCATCTAATTTTGGTAACTCTTCTTCTTCATCAGGCTCTGCTGACATTTTCATTCCTGCAACTTCTTGAGTTACTTCTGAATCTACTGGTGGCATCATTGCTTCCATTTTAGTTTCCATCTCTTGGATTCTATAAGACATGTCTTCGATTTTCTTAACCATATCAGCTAAGTTAATTTCTACTTCTGACTCATCTTCTTCCGTTGCATCTTCTGGGATTGGCATTACCTCTTCGGTTTCTTCTGCCATTAAAGTACCAGATTTGATTTGGTTAGTTTGGTCAGGTACTAAATTTACATCTAATACATCTCCTGATGCAGAAGGTAAATCTTCAACCTTTACAGTTTCTAACTCTACGTTTTCTCTTTCTTCAATCTTACCATCTTTTGTGATAACTTTGATTAAGTTTTCTTCACCTGATTCATCTCTTAAAGATAACTCATGTGTTCCGTCTGGTGCAGGGGTTTTAGTACCATCTTCTGATACTACGAATAAATCTTCACCTACATCAAATGTTGCAGATTCAACGATTGTTCCGTCTTTCAATTTTGCGTAAGTTAATTCCACTTCTTTATCCATAGATAAAAGTCCTAATATCTTACTTAATACAGTTTTTGAATTCATTGTTTAGTTGTTTATAATGTTAATAACAAATGTGTTAAAAAAAATAGTTATTTTTAAGTTGTATATCTTATGATTATTACTCCATGTCCTCCACTACCAGCTCCGCCTGAATTAGATGATGCTTCACCACCTCCGCCTCCACCAAATCCATTTATTGCACTTGTTGGGCCGAATGAATAACCACCACCATTACCTGCGTTGGTTCCTCCACCTCCGCCATTGGCACCTACACCTTCACCCCCACCGCCACCGCCGCCTGAACCATAAACCGATGGGGTTCCGTCAAAATTGTATGTTAATCCTTCACCACCTCCACCACCTTGTCCTCTATTTGCAGGGAAACTACAAAATCCATTAGAACCACTTGCAGAAGCACCACCACCTCCACCATTTCCTTTGTCAGCACCACCACTACAAACTGGCCCATTTGAACCAGGAGGATAATTATTTGGTGAACCTTGTTCACCTGTTCTAGAACCACCACCTGCTGCATAAGATAATCCGTATGCAGAAATATATGAACCACTCGCTGATGCATCAGGTACACTACCCCCACCAACTACTACGTTATATCTTCCTTTATATAATCTAGTTGTTGAAGTATATACACCACCACCGCCACCACCTTTACTACCGGCAGTTCCGTTTGCAATTCCAGCGGCACCACCACCTACAATTAATAAATCAACTTCAGCACCAGTAGTTACATTTAATGTATAACTACCTGATGTAAATTTAAGATAACTATAATCTATTCCGCCTGATGAAAATGTACCCGTTGTACCTCCACTTGCTTCAAATCCAAATGTTCCTAATTGTTGTGAACCAACAAATGTAAATGGTGTAAATCTCATTATACTAAATTATTAATTGCTGATGCGTATATTGTAGAATTGTCAAATGTTATAAATGTAATAATATCTTTAGAAGCAGATGCTGCTGTTGCTATGTAATTGTTTCCTGCTGGGAATTTAAATATTGAGTTATAAGTCAAACTACCACTTGCAGGATTAGATTGTGTAATTAATAAGTTTATTGTTTGTCCTGGTGTTATGTTTGTTGCAGTTAATTCAGTTGAACTACCTGATACCAATGTCAATGTAAAGAAGTTACCTTTTGATAAATCCATACTTGCAGTATTAGAACTAATAGTTAATGTACTTATATTTCCTAATACACTACCTGTAATAGTTGTGCTACCTGTTATAGTTGTGTTACCTATTGTAGTTTGATTTCCAATAAATGTATTACTACCTGTTGTTGCGTATGAGCCAGTTAATAATCCTATTGTTGTCCATTTTGCATCATTACTTGCAGTGTATGTGTTTATACTTGCTGTAAATAAATTTGTTGATGCAGTAAATTCATTTAATATTGCAGTAGATTCACCTTGTGATGATGTAAATGCATTAAATGATGAAGTAGTTGTTAAACCCGATATTACAACACTAGTACTTTGTGTATACGAATTAAATGAAGATGTATTTAACTTTGTATTAATATTATTATCCAATGAAGTACTTACTGCTGCAAGTTGTACATCTGTTGCGTATGTTGCATCCAATGAAGAACTAAATGATAATAATTGTACTATTGATGCAGTTGCTGAATTATTAAAAGGTATTTGTGATGCAGTAAATTGATTTAAATTAGATATAGATGAATTAGTAGATGCAGTATATGCATTAAAAGATGATGTACTAACTCTTGTGTTATCACTTACTAAACTAATGTCAGCAATGTTACCATTCACATTTGCCACAAGACTTGCAGTCATTAAACCACTAAAATTAAATCTAGTTGCATTACCTAATGTAATACCTGCTGATTGTATTTGATTTATCGAACCTGTGAAGGTAGATAATTGTGATGTTTGTGATTGTAATACTGAAACAGAATTATTCAGAGAAGAAGTTGATGCATTATATCCTGTATTGATTGTTAACTGACTTGCAGTAAATTGATTCAATGCAGTAAACGATGGTTGTTGTGAAGATGTGAAAGCATTCAATAAGTTAATTGAATTAGTTACTGATGCTGTAAATGATTGGTAAGGTATTTCGTTTACCAATGAGTCAATCATATTAACATTAAATGCCCTTAAATCCGATGGTGTAATTTCACCTGCGTTGTTTGTAGGGAATGATTGATTATTATCAACAATAAGTGCTTGCTTTGATATTTGAGACATATCTTTATTTTATTTTTACTGATTTACTTGTTCGAAACCTTCATCGTATCCATCACTAAATCCACCACCGCCTGTTCTATTAGGTGATTGTATGTTACCAATACCTTGCTGCATCAATGCTCCATTGCAACATTTAACATCATAGGTATCACTATCTAAACATAAACAACCTCTTCTACTATTCTTTGGTGAACTTAATCCACGAGTAGGCCCCAGGAATATACCAGATTGATTCTGTCTATTGACTGAATATCTTAAATTACCATTTCTGCTATTGCTCCAAATGCCTCCCATAGTTTCGTTTTAGTAATAACAATAAAGATTTGAAAAATTGTTATCTCATCTTTTTCATTGCTTCATTGTGTAATAAAGTTTCAGTTTTATTTCTATCCGATTTGTATGCAAGATATAATAAACACTTCTCTAATGGTTCTCTTGTAACTAAATCTATTTTCGTAATATCTCCGCCGGCGAGGTCAATGAGTGTGGAATAAGCTGACCACTTCTTTCCAAAATTTGCTTGATGTTGGGATGTATATCCTTCGCCATCGTAGATTTCAGGATACCTTTCAGCAAGTCCATTAATAAATTGACAAAAAAAAACAATGCACCAAAGTGAACATCCATACCTACTTTT